ATTTCCATCGCACGTTCAACAACGCACTCTTGTCTCCGACAAAACCTCAGCCGCATAAAAGCTGAGGTCCAGCATGTTCCTTTCAATATATACAATCAATTAGAGCACACAATGTTGGAACATTCTGCAAATCCAGTATAAAGAAACTGCAATGGCTGAAAGAAGGACTATACTAACACTATATACCGGATTCTACTATAAAGACAACTGCTTTTCTGAAATTCCCTACGTGATTTGAGAGAATTTTATAAAAGAAAGGGCACACAAACGAAAAAGCCCCGACGAAAGCCGGGATATGTCACCCACAATAGATATGAATTAATGCTGCTTAATATCGCATATATTCGCATTAACATACAGAGAGGTGTCAAAGATATGTTCTGCCTCACTTAATGCCACCTCTTTAGGCAATCGGGCTGTTTGTACCCATTCGATTATTGCCTTGACGGATTCCTCGTCGTAAGCATATTTACTTTCTTCTGCCATAGCTACTTTATATAATCATTTATAATTGAAAATACGCGTCGTTCGCCATATCAACGGCATCCTCCAGACTGCCGCCACTTTCTTCCACAAATGCGACTATCGCATTTATGAATTCATCAAAGGAGGCAACACCCTCACCCAAAGTCCTGGCATTGTATTCCTCCTCTGTAAAACCTATATTCTCTATCAATTCCGTTTTCATTGAAACAAGCAGATACCATTTCTTTTATAAATATGAAAAGCCCCGACGGAAGCCGGGGCCACTTATCAAATGAATGATAAGTAAAACTACTACAGCAACAAAGGTATGTTTTTTCTACCACATAAACAAATTATAACTCACCCCACCACCGACATAAAAACCACCCGGATAGCCATATCCAGCCTGCAAACCAAAGCCCCACCGCTTTTTCTTTGGCTTGACAACCACCGGATGATAGATATCATTCGTCACCGTCTGATAAACCGTTCTCGGATACACAGTCATACTATCCAGCCGAGGGTCTACATATCCACTTACCACAGCACGATACGAACTATCTCTATATACTACTTGCTTACGATGAAGCAAGGTATCACCTATCCGTGTCGTATCATCCGGCACGAAACGCCAGAACACAGCCATCGGCGCAGAGATAAGCATCGTATCTACCTTGACAACCGTCTTTATCTTCGTCTCTACACGAACTTCTGCCGGAGACTGCTCATGCGGACGGAACCAAGCCGCCACACAAGCTATAAGCAGCAGTACAATTAATATCCACGGTAACTTTTTCATTCCTCGAACCTCAAATCGTTAATCCGATTCATCCACCCCCGTTTGAATTTATTGTTCGCCGGACGAGAACGGCATATATCCTCGACGAAGTCAAACCGTGCAATCTTAATCATGTCGAACAACTCACGCGGGTTCCTGGCATTCACCGCAGCGAGTGTCTTAGGACCTACTATTCCATCCACAGTAACACCAAGCAAGCGTTGAGGTATCTTTATTCCGTGTGCACCCGATGCCCACACCCAATCGACAAGGATATTTGCTACGGACTGGCTCGTTATCAAATCTGCCTTCCATCTATCCCAATAATGCGGCTTGAGCACCCGGTTAACGACATCCTCACGGGTAAGCAGACGCAGGTCATCCACGTCTATATCACCGTCACCGTCCTTGTCATAGCCGCATGACTTCCACGTGCCGATAGTCACACCCATATTCGTTGCACCTCCAAGGTCTGCCGGGTCATTCACGAAACCGCCTTCCCATTTGAGAATCCAAGGCGCTAATTTATACACATTCGCCATTCTTATTTTCCTCCTTGATTTTTGGTTTTACATAAAAATACAATATATTTGCAAACGCCTTTGTTTAAACTTTAAGTTGTGTAGTATTAAGGGAAAGGGAGCCGTTGTGAAACACCTTCCTTTCCGCGAATCAGTAGCCGTTTTGCGGTTCTCTGTCACCGCATTTCTTCCTCTCACACCGTTTCAGTGCCAGTTCCAGTTTCAGGTCAGAATTAGCCTCCTTCAGTGTAAACAACTCATCCTGCACCTTACGGAGCCGGTCTGTCTGCTCCACAAATCGCTGTTCCTTCTCCGAAAGCTGCTTCTGCAGGAACTCGTTGTACTCCCGTAAAGCCTTGAACTCCTCGACATCAGCATGTGCGTCCTCAATACGCGCATTGGTCTTACGGAACATCCACCACTTGATAAGCTGCTTTATGCCCTCGATACCACCGAGGGCGGTCATCAACATAATCCAATCATTCACTCCCATTCCTTCAAGTCTAATAGTTGATACAAATTATAAACACTCCCACATAAGCACAAGCAAACGCAGCCAACTCTGCCCAGAACAGCCATTTCCGGTATTTCAATATGAAAAGTCCGGCAATCGGGAATGCAATGGTCGGCAGATACCACATCCCGGCAAAACATACCCAGAGAATTGTGGCCAACCCCGAGGCGACAGTACCCACATAGTGAACTTTACTTTGGAACTCCTCTTTGAACAGCGGTGCCGTCCCTACGAACATCAGCCCTCCACAAGCCAGGAAAGCAAGAAACTGAAAGCTCTCATTGGAGCAATCAATCCATACCGGTATAAGTAGCATGGCAGGAACAACCATCGCCGCCTGAAACAGCCACGCCGGGCGATTCCGTTTCTTCAGTTGATAGTAGGTGTCAGAGAGAGACCAGGGCACTCCGCACACTCTCACCGCATACATTATGTACATAGTGAGCAAAAACAGCGACATAAAATATAAGTAAATCATAAGCCATCAATTTAAAGGTTGAACACTAATTTTTCAGGATAACCAGAAGTGTAATCATACGCTCCGACCTCCTCTTTCGTAGCAAGTCCCATAACCACGGCCAGATGTTCCTGCGTGACATTATAGCATTCCAAGGCATACAGTTCCAGTGCGGCCAGCATCTGCAAGGCAAGAGGAATGGGGATTACATACTTCACGGTATCATACCACAGCACGGTTGTCTCCTTACCCACAGCCTGCTCGATAGTAATTGAGTTTACCAGTCCTACCCGCGTATCCTTGTCAAGCCACATCCGCTTACCACCAAGCGTAAAGGAATTCACGGCATCGGACCCGTCGTAAACAGCAATTTCATTGACCTTCGCGCTCTTCACACCCTCCAAAGTCGGCTCATAGGGAGGGATTAATTCACATTCAAGAATTTCCTTTGCAGACGCTGCCGGATGGGTTTCATAAAATGCTTTTTGTTCCGCATTCAACGGTACCCAGGCTCCATTCAGGTAATCCTCATAGGTTGTACCCACTTCATAGTTTCCGTCCAGTTCAAAATCAAGACGGACAACTTTCTCCTCTGAATAAATATGTATATATTGCATTATTGTTAAAGCCTATTTTTATTCATTATGATAAATCGGTAATTCGCTCTAATACCTGATGTAAGCGGTGCCGTATTTATTTCAGTAAATGAGCCCAGATAATCCGAAGATTTGAACATACGATACGGAGAAGAACTTTCCTGTGCTATCGCATACTTTCCGTCAGACGACAGCCCCAAAGCAAAGCTATTGCCAATAACGGAATGTTTCAATGCCCAGGTTTTTCCGTAATCAGCGGATATACGTGCACCGGAATAAGAGTACCCCCCCTCTATAACCATATATTTCCCGTCATAGGATATGGCCAATGTACGGGCGGAGAAACTCGAATCGGTAATTTTAGTCCATGTCTTCCCATAATCCCCGGAATAATAGGCATAGTATAACTTTGATGAACTCTCCCTATTGCAGCAACACAACATGTATTTGCCGTCACCGGAAATGGCAATCTTTGTGATAGGTCCCCTGAATATTTCACTGCTAAAAGTTTCTCCATAATCGGAAGATACATATAGTTCATGGACAGTATAATTAGGGGATGATGCATATGCCACTATGTATCTACCAGAATGAGACATTTCCACACCCATGAGAGGCACAGTACTGTCTTTTAATCCATTGGAGACCCACCATGTCTTCCCATAATCCCCGGAAAGCATCAAATCATATTTGTTATTGTTATTCTTGCATACAATAGCGACCAGATTCCCCCTATCATTGCAGGCTATCGAGTTCACGGAATAGCAATTATCAGGCTTGAAAGGTTCTGCCGTCTCCAGAAAATCCGTAGAACGCAATAAACCCACATTTGCCATATAGCATGAGCAATAGATATGTCTACCGTCTCCGGACATGGCTATCCTCGTTTTATCGTTGCTGAAAAAGTATTCGTTTACATTAGTAAGGTCGGAAGGCTGTTTTCTGGTCCATGTCATTCCACAATCCTTGGAAATATCTATCAAGGCTCTACTGCTGGAGAATGCAATCACATACTGACCGTCCTTTATATTATTGCTTCGTCTTTTTAATACACTCATAAACTTTAGTCCCTTGTTTTTACGGATATTGAATAGGCACCAGCGGCATAGCACCAGATACTAATCTCAAAGATATCTCCAGCGGAAACACTGATTGAAGTACCGGACATCGAAGTGAACGCCCCGGTATTGGGTATCGGCTGTGTGAATGCCGCCGATGCGACGCAACGGATATACAAATCATTACCCACTGACATTCCGGAAGCAAGGCTGATGTTCGTGGCAGAGCCCAAACTTGCAGTGATACTTCTCTTGGAAATCGGCAGGGAGGTCAATGTCGTGACCGTATTCACACCGGTAACTGTCGGGTCACCGACACCTTGCGGACCTTGTGGCCCAGTTGCACCCGTTGCTCCCTTCAAGTTCTTGAAGGCAAAGGCAAAGGTACGGGCCTGAACTGTTCCTCCAGGGGTAACGGTCACTGATGGAGTACCGACATTGGAGTCTACCGTAGCAGTGGCACCGGTGATGCTTGCACTCGCTCCGGCAGGGCCTGTCGCACCGGTAGCCCCCTTAAGATTCTTGAAGGCAAAGGCGAAAGTACGGGCAGAAGCAGTACCACCAAGAGAAACTGTTACCGCTGGAGTGCCGACATTAGTGTCTATTGTTGCGGATGCACCGGTAATGGCGGCACTTGTACCTGCTGTACCGGCAGGCCCTTGAATACCTTGTGCACCGGTATCTCCTTTATCACCCTTAGGGCCTTGTATCCCTTGTGGCCCGGTTGCACCGGTTGCCCCCTTCTCGCCTTTTGGACCTTGCGCTCCCGTATCGCCCTTCTCGCCTTTATCGCCCTTTTCGCCTTGCAATTGTCCTTGACTTTGCCAATCACCATTATACCAGGCATAATATGTATAAGGCAATGCAGTTCCAACGGAATAGAAACCAGTGATGTTTGACCCGTCAGGTACAGCAGCGCGCAGGTCAGCAAGTGTATCATGCCTTCCAAGAAGAGTGAATGTATCTCCCGGTTTACCTTTAACATAGATATCCGTCTTAACGTACTTTTTAGTGCCCTTATCCCATTGGTATACATAATGGTCTGCACCGATATAGGTAGGATGTTCTGCCGTATCAGTAGCACTCGCAGTGGCCGTTTCCGTATTTTTCTTGAGGGTAGCAAATTCAGTAACACGGGCAGTTTCCGCAGTGGCACGGTCGCTTTCAGCATTTACGCGTCCTGTCTCGGCTACCTGGCGGCTTGTCTCTGCACTTTTACGCGCATCCTCAGCTGTAATGCGGACAGTCTCGGAAGTAACACGCTTGTTTTCAGCCGTCACACGGGAACTTTCTGCTGTAACACGGTCTCTTTCGGCGTTGGCACGGCTCGCTTCGGCTTCCTGGCGTCCGGACTCGGCAGTACCCCGGGTAGTCTCGGCAGCTTTACGTCCGTCCTCGGCACTGACACGCTCGGATTCTGCATCTGCACGTCCGGATTCTGCTGTGATACGGGTAGTTTCGGAAGTCTGCCTTATAGTTTCAGCCCTGCCCCGCTCTGTCTCGGCTGTCTTCCGAGTACCTTCAGCCGCCACACGGTCTTTCTCCGAATTGATACGCGTGGATTCAGCCGATATGCGAGCACTTTCAGCAGAGGCACGCTTTGATTCCGCATCCTTACGCAGGTTTTCTGCAGAGACACGTCCCTCCTCGGCCTTACGTAGCTCTTCGGCAGCTTCCCTGGCGGGAGCGGACAACAGCTCTAGGGGAGCTTCGACGACCGACTCCTCCATACCGGAAAGGCGAAGTGCAGGCAGGCTCACAATGTCATCCAGAGAATTGACTATCTCAATATCACCGACACCCTGGGAATCTGCCAAGAGGGCTTTCCTGACCTCCTCGACAAGTTGGTTGAACTGGTTTGAATCCAATACCATACCATGTAGTTTTAAGGGTTGACCGAGTTAAGACGGTTAATTATGGCACGTTTCACCGCGGCTATGAGCCGGGAGTTCTTCACCACAAGTTCAAGGGCCTTGCAGTATCGCTCCGGAACCTCCACCGCATCGGTCGAGTAGTATATTTCCTTGGCCAGTTCCTCAAAGCCGATATCCAGCAGAATGCTGCCGTTGTACATCATCTCGTTGCCGACGGTCTCGGCAGTGTCGAAGGTCTGTCTACCGCCTTCGAAGGAGGTCTGCGCCTCGATTTTCTTAAAGTTGATTTTCATATTCAATATATTTAAATTGGTTGTTAGATATTCATCCAAGACAGATACCAGTTCCCCGAAACCCTCTTCATTACATGCCATTCATATCCCTTGATATTTGTACGGCTTGAGGCATTGGCGAATGTTCCAGCTGAAAAACTGATGGTATTTCCATTTGGCATCACCCATATCTCATGCCCGTCAGCAGAGGAAGGGAGGGTTATGGTACTGTTGCCCAAAAACAGTAAGGTATGGTCGATGGGCCGAATACTGTAGCGTGTGGTGGAGGAGAAGATAATATCGGTATTCCGGTAGACACCTTGCGTCCTCACTTGTCCAGTTATATCCAGGGTACCGGACGGTGCATACATTCTGCTTACCATCACGTCGCCACCGAAATAACTCTCACCGGCAGATACATGCAGGGCCCTATTGCGTCCCGGAATGGTTGCCGATATGGTGACTATTCCTTTGGAACTCGTATATCCCGCTTCGTCGGCACTATAGTGGTAGGGCCTTATCTGGACGGTATTGATACCACCGTCCGACACTATCGCATGCAGGTAGTAGCTCTTTCCCAGCTCGAATTGTGTGGTACCGTCGGTAAGGTCGGTCACGAACGCCTTCGGGTTGGTTGATATGCCGTTACCATGAAGATACAGACTGTCACCAATCCGACCGCTTGACGCGTTTATCGTACCGTTGGCTGTAATATCATTTAGAACGGCATCCGTGCCGGAAATATTCCCCTTCAACGTGAGGTTGTTGGCGATGATGTCGTTCAATATGGCGTCAACACCTGAAATATCGCCTTTCAGGACAAGATTATTGGCGGTGATGTCATTCAGCGTAGCGTTGGCACCGGATATGTCACCTTTCAGGACAAGATTGTTGGCGATGATGTCATTCAAAACTGCGTCCCTGCCCGTTATGCCTCCTTTCAAGGTGATGTTGTTGGCGGTAATATCATTTAGAGTAGCCCCCGTTCCGGTAATGTTGCCTTTTAACGTGAGGTTGTTTGCCGTGATGTCGTTCATCGTCACACGCCCGTTTGTATCGACCACGAAACTGCCGTTGATGATGGTCTTGCCCGTAAAGTTTATCTGGTCAGCCTGGATGGTCGCATTCGAAATGAGTTCTCCTGCTTCATTCCGGGTTATGAAGAAGTTGAGCTCGGCGCGTTTCACAAGTCCGGTCTCCGTCACCTGTTCCGCGAACAAGGAGGCAAAGTTGGAGGTCATGACAAGACCGGCCTTGCTGATATTGGTTATGTTGCCGTCCTCGTCGAAGCTCACTTTCTCCACAAGCTGGTTTATCCGGTCGCTTGTCTGGGTGATAGCCGACGAATGCCGTTCCACCACCCCCTGCAGACTGCTTGTGGCGCTCACCATACCCTCTATTTTCTCGGCTGTGACGTGGAAGCTGGAGAGGTGCTTTTCCAGCTTGCCGTCAAGGCCGGCCATGGATGAGGAGAATTCAGCACGTAACCCGCGTGCGGACAAATCGATAGCGGAGGTATAGGCTTCCGTTATACGGTTCTCTGTGTCCGTCAGGTCTTCTGTGAATTCCGCTTCAAGGTTGCGGGCGGTCAGCAGGAATTCACTGTGATACTCCTCAAGTCTGCCAGCGGTGCTCCTTATCTCGTCAAGGTTCGCTTGAATCTTCTTGTCCGTAGCCTCGAACCGCATATTGAACTCTTCCCGCAAGTCGGCAAGACGGTCATCCACCAGCGTCAGGGAATGAATGAGGATGTCACCGGTGAAGGACAGACGGAAATCGCCGGTACCGTTCCACTTGCCTGTTATCTCCATCTGCTTGAATTCAGTGCCGGGATACAGCTCCTTTGAGAAGGCAATCGGGGTGTATTCCTCGAAACCGTCCTTGTCCTCGCCATTGAAATGAAAGGCAAGAGTTCCGGGGCGCTTTACCAGATACTTGAAAGTGACAGTGAACTGCCGGGGGCGCTTGAGCTCGTCGAAGGTCTCAAAATCCGGATGGCGGTGGAAGTCTGAGTTGGCTTGTTCGATATAGCTGTTCTTAAGGCGTAGCACATTCTTTGCGCGTTCGCTTACTATATCGGCGAAAGATTCCTTGTTCGCATAGAAGTTACTGTTGAAGTACAGCAGCCGACCGTCAACTCGGAAGATGCGTATGTTGCTGCTACCGGTCCAGTACTGCATGTCAGCGGCAAAAGACGCATTGTTAAGGTAATTGTTCAGGGCATTGATTTCATCACGCACGGATGAGATTTCAGACTTGATAAGTCCTTCAATGACAGTGAACATTGTCAGGATGTCCTCACCGGCCATCGTAAGGAATCGCCCTTTGATTTCTACACCACCTTCCGGTGTGTACTTGATGTAAGTGCTCTCATCACGGGCGCCGATATAGGAAGTACCGTACACTTTCATGTAGGCATGCCCGGTGGATTTGTCAACACCGAAGGAGATTACATCTTTCCCCGTTAGGTTGAAGTCGTCAATGCCGGTGTAGAAAGTTATAGACGGGGATGTCTCGTTGGTAGACGATAGCACGATTGCGCTTTGAAGGTCTACATCTGTACGGTGGCCCAATCCTATAATATCGTCACCTGCTTGGGGGATATCACTACCTTCATCACAGATGGCCTTGGATAAGTCAATATAGTCACGCCCCACAGCCATGACCTCACGCCAATAGTAGCGGTTGGAGGCGTTCAGGGTAGTCCCTTCGACGATGTTGCACTCCTTTGCTTGCGCCAGCGAGCCTACACTAAATTCGTTTGCTATCGCTTCACCTTCCTGCTCGGCAAGGAAATAGCAGCGGTAGGCATCTTCCAGTTCCTCCACGCGGATGCACTTCATACCGGCATGGGTGATTATCTGTTCACCGCCTACATGGGTGGCTTTCTTAACCTGCAGTTCTTCAAAGACGGCCTTTATCTTCACATACAGACGGTCAACGACAGCTTGGGAAGTACCGTCTTCACGGACGGTAATACCACTGCCATTCTTGCCAATCAAAAGGCCTTTTAAGAATGTGATAACCTCCTCCGCTACGTCGCTTGCATCCTTTCTCAAGAACATTCTTAGGGTACGTAAAGCAGAGAATACATTGAAGTTGCTTGCGGCCGTAGCGTCGTTGGTCTTGATGACATAGATGTTGCTTCCTCCCGAACCGGTGAAGGTCTGTCCCTTAAAAGTCAACTCTTCGACTTGCGTTTCAATATCGGAAAGGCGGGAATAGGCGGTGCTTTCGCCAATCGTATACTGCGGGGAATCGTAAGGCTTGTCGAGGTTGATTTCAAAGCCGATGACACGGGACAAGCGCCCGTCCTTGAAGTAGGCAGGATTGACAAGGTTGATGCGCTGTCCTATGTCAAAGCTGTGATTTATTTGGTCTTTGTGTACCCAGATGGAGTTGAGCGTAGCCGTATAGGTGCCGTCGTCGATGCAGGTCTTTGCCACGTACTTCTTTGCAGTGGCAAGCAGTTCCTCTTCGGCAGCAGCCACCAGCCCAAGTTCGGTTATCTTCTCGGCATTCCAACCAGACAGTACATACTTGTCACCTTTTGAAGGGAACAACACTTCATCCGGCAAGGAACGGCCGTAGTCTTCATTCTGTACAATCTCCCAAAGCTGGGCATCAGGATTCCATGTGCCGTCGTCGTTCTTCTCGGTCAGACCAAGAGGGTTAAAGGCAGCACCGAACTCCATGCCGTTGAGCTTGCCGGATTCGAACCTGATTTTGAGTTCCTGTCCTTCAAGGATGTATTCCTTCGAGAAGTTGATGCCTGAATCCTTGAACCGGTAGAAGGTAACTTTTGTCTTTGTATCATCTTCATTATCTACCTCGCTCTCATAAGAGCTTACACCGGTGATTTCACCCACCCGTTTGGGATAGACGTCGTCGAATACAACAACGGCTTCAATGGCTTCCAAATCGGTCAAGCCCTCGTGGGCATCCACGTATGGAGTGCCTGCCGGAAGCATAAGGCGCTTCTGGACGATACCGTTGACAACAGTGGTCTGGTCTACCGGGCGATAGTTGGTAGGGATGTTTCTTGTTGAACCGAACGCATAGATTCTTGTGGCATAAGTACCCTTGCTGTCACTCCGGCTCATGTCCTTGGCTTCCTTGCCAAGTTCAATCTTAACAGCGTCGGAGAACTCACAGCGTCCGAAGTTGATGACATGGTCCGTTACCCAACAATCACAACCCCAGTTATCAGCCATGCTGAACATAGCATCAATGAGGTTGGTATTGTCATAGGTCATCAATTTGGAGGAGTTCTCGACACTATCGTCAATGGAGAACACGAAGTCTTTTCCCTCATATTTATAACCAAGAGCTTTCAAATTGCGAAGGAATACACCCATCTGGACATCCAGTGAAGCGGTAAGGGACCAGGACGCTTCCAGTCCTCCGTATTCCGGGGTGTACTTGAATATCTTTGTTTTCCACTTGAAATAGTAAGCGTCAAAACGAAGTTCATAGGAGTAGCCTCCGTTCTTGTAGGTCGGATAGGGAATATCTACAATCTGATAGATTTTTGCCAATTTACCGCCCATGGAGGCATCGAGTACCCCACGCAAGTCAACGTAATCACCTACTTGGAAATCGACTGGGGACAGAGTATTAAAAGGTAGTACGACATAGTCCTCTTTCATTAAAGAGAACTTGCCTTTTGCACCGGGATTGATACCAGTTGAAAAGCGGGTATTGCCTTGTATGTCCTTAATATCTATCATGTAAACAAAGGTCGGACATAAAAAAAAGAAGCCCTAAAAATTAGAGCTTCCATACACGACAATGAATTTAATGTCGTAAATTTCTAGCCTACAACACGGTTAGATGGATTATACTCACAGAATTTGGCTGATATTTTCCCAAATGTCCGGTCTAAGCTTTGGGCATAAGAAACGCTCTTTCCTAAATACAGCAAATGATAAATATCACTACTGTTCTCAGGAATCTGAATATCAATTTTACCTTTGTAAAGTTCTTCATAAAAAGCAGTTTTCTTTGCCTGATAATCGGCAGGAGAATCACCTTCTACTGTAAAAACAAGAGTTAACTCACGCTCATCAAGCTTGGGGTTATCCATAAGAACTTGTTTCCCATGTTCCAAGCGTGATTTATTCTCTATAAACTCTTTCAGAGGTACCGGTGCTCCCAGTACATCAAGAAAGTTATCTCCCATTCTAACACCCCACTCTTTTAGGGCTTCTCTTCCGTTTATTATTAATTCTGCCATAACTATTATAGATTCTTTATATCCTGCTTGATATCATTTGTATTATCGAGTATTCGCGGACTATTCTTGGCAAGAATAACAGAGTTTTCAAGTATATCTCTACGGTCCATGTTACCTTCTACTTGGAATGTTCTCATTTCATCTACGATTCTTTCCATATTGGAGACTTTATCGGTCAATGCCTTTATGTCCTCTGTCGGGAAAACAACATGTACCTGTGACTGATAGCCGCTCGCTATTGTCTCTTTGGCTCTATCTGCGAAATTAGGAGTTCCAGATAACAAAGCTGGGACATCCCCGCTTCTAAGATTGAGCAATGAAAGTTTGCCATTGATGGATGAAAGTAAACCGGTCTGTTGAATGGACTGGTTCTTTATTTCTTCCCCGGCAACCTGCAAAGCTGTAAAACGTCCGTTAAGTTCTTCGCCGGTATCTTGTGACATGGCTTCAAAACCCTTACTACTCGCCTGCTGTGAAAACATGGTTCCAAAGAACTGGTTGATGGCATCAACTTCTTTCTTCATGTCGTCAACCATCGTCTGTTTCATGGAGTCGAGGAGCTGCTTTTCTTCGGAAGTCAAGTCGTCATCTCCCATGGCCTTTTTCCACTCATTGTACCACTTCTGCATCTGCGGTTTGAAGTTCTCCACATACATGGCCTTAATCAAAGCCTTGCGCATGTATTCGCTCATGTCATCGGAAATATCCTCCGCTGTGGCCTCTATATCGCACAAGGAATTCAGAATACCATCAGAGAACGACTCCCATTCCTGCTCAGCTTCATTACGGGCGTTCTCCGCTTCCTGGGCGGCTTCTTCCGCACGGTTGATGGCTCCCGTATCAAGAGTGGGGAAAAGCTTGTTAGCCGCATCCACAATGTCGACACCGGCTTTCTGAATTTCGGCTATCATCTCGTCCAGAGTCTTGCGCTCGGCCGTATCAATGGCACCGTCTTTCATAAATTCCGTATATTTGTCATACCAGGCCTGAATCTGAGGCTGGAGCTGGGCAGTAAACATGGAATCCACCAAAGCATTGCGCATATATTGATAGATATTGTCGGCTATGTCCTCGGCGGTAGCTTCTGCGTCATAGAGCACACTCTTGATACTGTCGGAGAAAGAGTTGAACGCTTTCCTTACCTCCTCTCCAGAGTCTTTCCACGCGTCACTGATTTCCCCGGCAGCATCGGCGACCTCCTTGCTCAACCCGTCAATGTCATTCTTGATGTTTGTACGCTCTTCATCGGTTACAAGTCCATCCTCTGAGTATTCCTTCCATTTTTCCCAGATGGCCTTGATACGCGGTTCGTACTGTTCAAGGTACATTGCCTCAATAAGCTCTTTCCGCATGGAATCGGAGATATTCTTGGCAACAGTCTCAGCAGTAACTTCCGTATCATACAAGGAACTTAATATCCCATCGGAGAATGATTTGAATTCCTCCTCAAGTTCTTTCTTTAGGTTGCTCTCAGTAATGCCAAGAGTATCACTCAGAATATCCTTAGCGGCCGTAATGTCGTTAGCCAACTTCTCCGCTTCGTTTCTTAACGCATCCTTTTCAGCGCCGGTTATGTCACCGTCAGACATGGCTTCCTGAACCTTCTTGTATAACTCCTCTATCTGCGGTTGGAAGCTATCAGTGAACATCTTATCAACCATCTGCTGACGGATGTACTCAAAGATGTTGTCTGTCACATCCTCGGCAGTGGCTTCGACAGAGGACATGGCAGACTTGACGCTATCAACAAACGACTGCAAGTCTTCGGCGTTCTTCAGCTTGTCAGCAAACAAACTATTAACGTCCTCTACGCCCTTCATCATCTGCTCAATGTATTGGTCAATCTGAGAGCCGAGTTGTGCCATGTCACTCTCGGACAATCCGTCTTTGGAAAGCCCCTCAAAGGTCTTGTACAACTCTTCCATCTTGCTCTTGTACTCCTTTTCATACAGAGCGTTAATCATTGCCTGACGGAAGTAATCATAGATATTATCAGAAACATCCTTGGCCGTCACATCAAGGGAAGTAAGAGAACTCTGCATACTACCGATGAAATCCTCATAGTTATCCGTGCTACTGTCGGTATCCTCTTTGGTCCATCCGAAAATTTCCGCAAGCTTGTCACGTTCGGCAAGTGCGGAACCGGCAATTGCGTCATACTGCTTCCGAAGAGCCTCCATCTCCTCCTTCGTAATGCCTCCTTGGTCTTTATTGGCCTGGGCAAAGGCATCGTACCACGTTTGAAGGTCCTCGGTAAATTTGTTGCCTACCATTGTGGTAAGCACGGCACGCTGCATATATCCGCTGAAACTGTCAGAAAAGTCTTTCGCGGAACTGCCCATATCCATGAGGGTATCCACAAAACTGTCGAAAACGCTATCGAACGTTGTCTGTGTCAGTTGTTCACTAATCTGGTTCTGAATATCCTCAATCCTTTCCTCTCCATCTATAATGCCGTTCAAATATTCTTGCACGTCACCGTCCATCTTCGCCCAGAAGGCAGGAGCTTCGGATTTAAGTTTCTCCAATTGCTCAACAGTGAGGTCAAACAGTCCGGTCATTCTTCCGGTCCCGATAAACTCTTTGGCGGCATTGACTGACATGTCGAGTGCGTCGGCAATGTCCTGCCAGTCGCTTGACGAGGTGTTCTTTGCCATCCGCTTGCCAATGGAATGGGAACCTGCGGATGCACCGGAATTAAGGCGCTCTTTTCCCAGCAGGCGATATGCCTCAATCTGCTTTTCAACAAGGCTAAGCGCCTCTTCTCCGACCTTGTCCGCTTCTATACCGTAGGAAATGCCGATATATTCCAGTTTCTTGTCTATCAGCTCATCCCATATCTCATAGAGTTTGTTATATTCCTCTACCATCTCGTTATAGTGGGAATAATCGGCACCGAACATCCCATCCAACGCAGACACTACAGCGGAAATTCCAGAAACCGCACTCATTGCGCCTCCGACAATATCACCCGACATGATTTGCCCGACCCCGGATGCCGTTTGTCCTAAGCCGCCAAGCGCATCAATGGCACTTGTTATCTTACTGTCGTCAAATCCGAATATGTCGGCGATACTTGAGCCAAACTCATTCAATGCAGGGGCAAAAGACGTCACAGTATTTCCTATATCGGTGATTCCTTGACCGATTTTCTTGGAATCGTTGCCACCCTTTTTTATGGCTTCTATCCCTTTCTCCAAGTCAGAGACGAAAGCCTGCCACGGTGATTTTCCTTTAAGTTCATCCTTTAACCCTTTGATTGCGTCTGTAACATCCTTGATGGATATTTCCCCTTTTTCTATCCCTTCAATGTCTTTATCGGTAAAGCCCATTCCTTTCAAATCAGCAATAGAAATGTCTTTATCAGTACCGGACATGTACTTGACAAGGGTTTCGTATTTGTCAATGATGGACTGAATAGCGGAAACGGACTTATTGCTGGCATCTTCAAAGAGGTCTGCCATCGCCTTTGTGGAGTGACCGAACTGTTCATCAAGCTGTTCAAGAGCCTTGTTCTTTTGGGCTACCTTGGAAGCGTACTCCGGGCTGTCGGTTTGCAGTTTGGCTATCTCGTCATTGTACTTCTGAATAAGATTTTTGCGCTTTTCCTGGTAGTTGCCGAACTCAATGAAATACTCCTGCCATGCTTTTTTGTCGGCTTCAAGTTTGGCTTTACTTGTTGAATCAATATCGCTTTCTCTTTTTTTAGCGGCATTAGAAGCCCATGTGCCAAGTTTCTCCTCTTGTTTATCTGTCAGTTTTTCACCTTGCTCCATTTCCCAATCCTTGCGCTGTTTTTTAATAGCATCCAGTTCTTTTTGATAGTCCAAGTCAATCTGAGCCAGCTTCTTTTCAGTGCCATCCTCCATGAGGTTGATTTCATCCTGCTGGTTTTTCCGACGAATGGAAAAGAGTTGTTCGGTAAGCAGTTCTTGCTGTTTGAGTTGCTTGGCGGCTGCTTTCTTGGCTTGATTTTCCTGCTTAGTCAACGAGCTTCCAGTGATGCCACCTAAATCTTTATAGGCTTTCTCTTTTGATAGCATATCTTCACGGGCCTTTTTTACCTGTTCCGATGTTGCTTGTTGGTCTTTTAAAAGAACTTCATAACCTTTCTTTGCCTTTTCCCAATCGGATTTGGCTTTCGCAAGGTCTTGCTGGTAGGTTGAGGTTTTACGTGACTTTAACTCCGATTCAAGTATATCTATTCTACTTTGCAATTCAGATTCAGTAGTCGCACCTTTCAAAGAACCAATGCCTACATTCAAAGAATACCACTTATTATTCTTTCTTGCTTGTTGAAGGCGCTTCATTTCATTCAGTTCTGACTTTATCTGAATATCAGTATTTTTCTTTAAATCAAGTTGCCATTGAGCGAGTTCATCTGAGCGGACTTCTTTTTGATAACTTGTGAAAATGTTTTTTTCTTCATCCAACTTTGATTTCAAAGTAGATAAAGTTTCATTCCTATATTTGTCAGCAAGTTCTTTCTCTGATTCATTCAAACTGTTTTTATGAAAATTCGGGTCTTCTCCGAACCTTTTCCATAATCCGATAACCTGTTCGTATTCACCAATTAGTTTTTTAGAGTTGTTGTAATTAATTTTATTCTCTTCTACGTTCCTCTTTCCAGCTTCCTCATTGTATTCTTTCCATAAAGCTATCAAGTCTCTAATATGTCCTTTTTCATCTATGTATTTTTGGAAGAGAGCGGGATATTCATTCTTTATTGCATCCATTGCCTTCACCCTATCCATAGAAGAGGTATATTCATTTTGAAGGGTGGAAATCAATTCTTCAAGCCTTTGTTTATGTTCTTGCTCTTTTTTAATAGACTGTTTCTTTTGCTCGTCAAATCTTTTTTGCGCTTTCTCCGCCGCGGTTGTCGAATCGTGGAAAGCCCACATTGCAGCACCAAGCCCAATAACGGCAGTAGCCAACAAAACATAAGGATTAGTAAGCATTGCAGCGTTTAAAGCTAACTGCGCTTTTCGTGCCAATAAACGGGCATTGGTAAGTCCAATCTCCACAAGGGTATGCTTACTTTCAGCAGCAGTAACAAGCATCACTGCGGTCCGGTATGTACCATAAGTAACCACTAATCCAGCCAAGACCTTACCTACTGTTTCATAATTCTGAATCAACGAAGTTGTCATTTGAATACCGTCCATGATAACACTTTCCGACTTAGTTCCCAATTCGTTAAACACGGAATCCAAAGCATCCTGCATCATAGACAACTGACCATTGATAGTCTTTGAAGCATTCTCAGACATATTATAGAACTTACCACCTGCGGAAGTTGCATCAATGAATGCCTGTTGAACCATTTCAGCGGAAACAGCACCTTGGGACATTTCATCTTTCAAAGTTGCGATAGATTTTCCGGTCTTTTCGGAGATAATCTGTAACGGGTTGAATCCAGCGTTTATCATTTGATTCAAATCCTGCCCCATAAGTTTACCCGCTGCTGACATCTGTGAAAATGCCAAAGTCAGCGAATTGAACTTACTGGATTCCCCCATAGAAATATCACTAATGGCTTTCAAGTATTTGATAGTGTCTTCTGCTTGTATGTTAAATCCAAGCATCATCTTTTCTGCTCCAACCATATCTGACATAGTAAGTGGAGAAATCTTAGCCAGCTCCTTGATTTGCGGAATCAGTTGCCCTGCCATATCCTTTCCAACCATAGTCTCAATAGCGGTCTGCATGGATTGAAACTCACCACGGACACGGATGATCTCAGAACCTAATGCCTTCAATACTGCTACACCACCAATAACCGCTAATGCTTTCTTCCAAGAAATAGCAATGCCTTCGTTGGTCTCTACGACTTTCTTCCCGTCATTATTGTAAAGTTCATACTCATCCCGAAGTTTCTTTACCGACAATCGAGCGTTAGCCTGTTCCTGAGTAAGGTCAAATAAAGTGCTTTTCTGTTCTTTCAATTTTTCATTTGTAGACCTTATTTTAGCTTCTAAGGAAGAAGTATCACCGTCCTGTTTTAATGCTTCACGATACTTGTCTTTAAGGCCGAACAATTCATTTTTCAATTGTTGGATAGTTCCACGTTGAAATGTTATTTTTTCCGACAATCCATTCACGACCTGGGAGGCATCGAAGATTTTCTTTTTGAAACCATTCTCCATTTCGGCACCAGCTTTCGCAGCATTAGTCACCAACTCATTCATGCGTTGAGTGGATGTAGATAACTGGGTATTAAGAGACTTGAAAGTAGCAGGGGATTGTGTACTATCCATGCCCTTTAAGGCCTGTTTGAGCCTTTCAATCTCATTACGGAGCCTTACAACTTCTTCCCAGTCACTTGCTACCTTAAAATATAGTTTGGCCATGCCTATTTCCTTCCTCTACGATTTATTAATTCCTTTCCAGATGTTTTTTTCACCCTCTCTCCATACACCACATGCAGCTTATCCTTTTGCATGATAACCAAGTTTCTATATGGTATTTCATAAACCACTTCCCGATACGACAGATGCAGATTTTCAATGAACGATGCAATCTGTCCAAGAAAGCAATCGTTTCCGATTACTTCTGCTTTGCTACCAGACTCGACACGTTCCTCGCCAAAGTTGATAGCTTCGTAAAAGATTCCACCGAGATAAGAGAATAAGCCTCACTGATAGCGTCTACGAGTTCATCCAAAGTTCCTTGAGATAATTCTTCAAATAGGCTATCATCGTCTTTCACAAGCCAGGAAAGTGCATGTGCTACGCCGTCAGAGTTATTGATACCTCTAAGAATACTTTTCAAATCCTGTTCATTCCCAAAATCAGAAAGGTACATACCGGCACCAGCCAGTTTATGCACCGTTGGCGAAAAAACTGTGTAACACTTGCCGTTTACCGTAACATTCACGAAATCTGCCCCAATTATCGAAGCTGATACTATCTTTGAACCCTTATTCATCATTGCCCCTTTTTAAAAAGGGATGAAATTTTACTGCCATCCCTTTCTGTTAATCAATCTTTTTTATCAAAACTATCAACCTTCTGGCGCTACAACTTCCGATTCATCGAACCATTTTTCAGAAGCCAAGCCTTCTATTCCGGTAGTCAACGGAGATGCAGTTACTGCCAATCCAATAGCTTTATCTGTATTAGCACCACGTCCATTGATAGTCGCTTTTGGAAATACAACATATACACCGTCTTTTGTCTTGCCGATGATACATTTGTGGATAGTCTTATGCTTTCCCCTTTCCCAAGACTTTTCAGTGGCTTTTCCACCTTGCAAATCTGCTTTAGTTTCGTAATCGTACTCACCAATAGTGAAGTTAATTTTCACTTCTCCCGGTTCAGTTATTTCACGATAATATTCACCATTCAAAGCATTTTTGTACTTTGTGGTATTGGCCTCTGTTTCCTCATACTGGAATGTATCACCATGCACATTCTTCACCTGCTTCGTTGCTGCATTTTTCAGAATTGCGGCAACCTCTGCACCTGTCAGACCTTTTGACTTGTCTGCGACAGTTGCAATAGGTTCTGCATAATACAGTTCGTCTATTTCTACTGCTGTAATCATAATTTTCTATTTTACATTTAACACTTCAAATAAAATTCTCACATTCACATAATGACACTTCAAAGCTGTGTCCGCTTCCGTACCGATTGATTCAATTGAGTAACGGTAACGAGTACCGTCATAGGAGCTTACTACATCGTCAAACAGCTTGTTAGCTTCCCTTTCGAGTTCTGCCAATCTTATACGGTTAGAATAACCCTGAATGCGCGGTACGAATATATTCACCTCATTAAAGCT